GCAGTAAAGCCCCTGAAATCATGAAAAAAAGGGGAACTGCAATTTTGCAAAGAATAGACAAAAATAAATAAAGCCAATATTCAAATGGATTATCGGTTACTGAAAACAAAAAAAATCCCTTATCTCCAGTATGATTAAAAATCACAAAAAATGCGGCCACAATCCTTAATACATCCATATATATCTTCCTGTTGTTTTTGCTTACTTCATTCATGTTATACTCTCCCCCTCAGTATATAACAATATTATATTGGATATATCAAAACGCGTCAAATATATTTTTTAGATAATCTCAATCAACAATAAGATGATTACCTAGTCCACTTGCGAACCCACTTTGCTCCATCGTAATAATCGTAAAATATTTCTGTCTCACTAATACCCAACGACAATATGACACCATCGGGAAACTGCTGCTGTAACGCCCATTTATTTTTGTCGCTTCCATAGGCAATAATTTTTAATGGACCATTTAATTCTATTTTAGCATTAGCTGTGTTCGCCGTTCTGGATGTATCCGTTATCTTGGTATTGAGCACAGTATAAAGGTCCATTAGCACCTTGCCCTGGGCAGCCGACAGCGGCAATTTTGCGTTGTTAGTCACGCAGTTATTCACTATCTGGCCAATCAAACAAACACCGGTCATCCAGTTCTTTGTGTCCTCAAAGAATTTCTTAACTTTTCCAAGGAATGTCTTCGGCTTCTCCCCGGCCACTGGAACCGGGAACTCTGTGGTTATGGCGTCCAGTGTTTTTACTGTCATCTCGGATATATCCCCGCCTGAGGATTCTGCCTTCTTCTTCAGTACCGCATCTATCAAATCTGCATTGTCATTGAAATCCTGTATATCAACCGGGTCTGCCCCTTCTGGTTTCTTTAGCTTATAATTCGGTGTTAACTGCATATTCTATACCTCCTTTAATGTCCTTACGTCATCCCAGGTCATGTCCCCAAGACGGTTCCATGTGTATGGTTTCAGTTCGTTCCATGTGGTATACCGGTACTCAAAACGGTAAGCCAGATGTGCCGGCTTAATATCTTCTAGCATGGAAATAAATGCCTGCATGTTTCTGGGTATTCCCTTAATCCCCACAAACTGGATAATAAAAAGGTGTCGGGGGTTATCCTCAATCACCTTCACCTCGCCGCCGCTGAATGCCGCAGCCGTATCCTCTATCATCTTCCTGGTCGTGGTCCCCTGGCCCCGGAGCTTGGCCATCAGTATCTCCCGGCGCTGCTCATATGTAAGGGACATATTAGTGGCCACGCCAAGCATCTGCTCCCATCTTGATAGTCCCCAGGTGGCCGTCACAATGTAACACTGGTCAATCAGCTCTTCCAGGTCATGCTGCAGCTGCCCCACCTCATAGCCCTGCGTCCGGTATATCTCCGCCATCTCTCGGAGCTCCGCCAGAAAGGGCGGCGCATACCTCGCCAGGTCCACAAAGTACTTTTCCGGGACAATGCAGCTTGAGCCTTCCTGGGAATACTGGCTACGGCCATACAATGTCTTTCCATACATGCCTTACACCCCCTTCAAGTCATTCCAGGTGACGGCACCCTTTTTAAGGTAGGTGATGTCATGGTTATGGTTTTTGGCAGCCGCATCCGTGATGCCATATCCGGCCAGGGTGGTTGGATTTGTGCCAGCCGTCACATGGCCTTGGGCATTGACAGTGACACTCCGGTAGGTTCCAGCTGATACACCGCTGCTTGGATGCGTATAACTTGCGCTCGGCGGAGCTGCCCAAACCCCATCCCCGCGCAGGAACTGTTCCTGTTTTCCCGCAGCCGGTGCCGGGACCAGACCGTGTACACCAGCTGCGGAGGCCGTTGCCCCTTTCATGTCACTGTAGATCGTGTTATTGTCCGCTCCCCAGGCCGCAGTCCCATCAGCACTCCATCTTAGTATCTGTCCACTAGTACCGCCGGACGGGATATGCTTATTTCCTGATGCGGTGGGATGTACATACTTATTTGCTCCCTCCGCAATCCCTGCAAGCTTATCCAGCATAGCCTGGGTAACCGTATCAAGAATGCTCTTGTTGCTGTGGGAGTGCTTCTTGCTATTGGCATCATTCCAGTTGGTCCGTTCCGTTGCCGTGATGTGTTGGACCGCATCTGCCTTGTGAGTGATAAAATCCTCGATTGCCTTCGCAATTTTTCCCAACATAACAGTCAGCTTTTCTCCGCTGGTAAGATTGTCAAGAGTGGTTGCCTGCGTAAAGGTCGGTACCTGGTCATTGGTTGCCACGTTGGGTACGCTTCCCAGTCCCACCTGGGACTTTGTCACCCCATGGGGATTACTTTTATTACTGATGTGCGTATACGCCGCGTTCCAGTTATCCAGCAGGGTCTGGGTAATCTTATCCAGGACGGTCTTATTTCCGTGCTCATGCCGCTTATTATAAGCATCCGTCCAGTTGGACAGAAGAGTCTCTGTCAGCTTGTCCAGTGTTGATTTATTGGTATGGGTATGGCGCTTACTATACGCGTCATCATATCTAGTCTTGTCTTCCTTGCTGAGCAGTCCATCCACACTCTGGGTTGCCTTGGGGATTGCATTGGCGGATATAGCTATCCAGGCAGTGCCACTCCAGCGGTACGTATAATTCGTATCCTTGACATTGACAGTCCAGCCGTCATCAGGATGGGGGTAAGTTGTCGCAAGGTCAGCATAGGTGCTGACAGCCTCCTTCCAATCAATGGCGGTCTCCAGGGCAGAAAGCTTATTGTCAACCTCATTCCTGGTATACTTATCATCCCAGTTAGGCTTATTGATACCGATAGTGTTCCGTATAGCCTCCTCCGCAGCCGTAGCCCTGGTTTTTTCCGTATTAACGGCGTCACCAATTGACTTCTCGGCAGCCTTCGCCCTCGTAATCTCACTGGCCAGGTTATTTGTAAGGGTCTTTTCCGCTGCCTTGGCCCTGGTCGATTCTGTGACCAGGTTATCCGCATTGGTCTTTTCGGCAGCCTTCGCCCGCGTCACCTCAGCTGTCAGGTCATTCCTTAAAGTCAGTTCTGCATCCTCTGCCCGTTTGACCTCTGTATCAATCCGCCCATTCAGTTCCATCTCAGCAGACAAAGCACGCGCTTCTTCCGTATTCAGCGCCTTCTGCGTTTCCACAACGGTTGCCTGGACTCGGTTGATATCGTCTCCCTCAACAGTGTCCCCATCCGTCTCATAACTGATGTAGGCCACCGGTACGTCTGCATACACCCGAACAATCCGTTTCCATGGCGCCAGGCTGGGTGTAGACAGGGTATATGTTTCCAAGCGGGTTCCTGTAAGCTTCGGGCCGGTGAATACCGCAAACGTAGCCTCGTTAATATTATCATGCTGCAGCTCCGCCTCATACACGCCATTGGTAAGGTGGATTTCCTCCTCCACGACATAAATGTTCCCATCAACCTTGTTCAGCTTCTCGTAGAACGTACTCACCTGCATCACATCACCTCCAATGCAACCGTTCCAGTCACTGCAATCTCATCCTCTGTTAAGGCTACGTTACCGGATACGCCGTTAAGCAACAGATTTGAGTAATCCTCCACGCCCTCAGTCCCCAGCAGCAGGTTCCCGACCCTTGCCAGGCTCACATAGGACAGGTCCAGGGCCTCCTTGTGAAGGTAGTCTGTCAGTGCAGCCTGGAATGCATTCTGGACGACACCCAGGTTCATGCCTGCCTGTAGCTTGATTCCAGCTGATACATTGACCGCCTTTTCCACGACAGATGCCACGGTCACATCCGCGCCGATGGGGCGTAGCTCCTCGATATGCTCCCGTACCATCTTCAGTATGCCGGTACCTGCAGACGACATGTTGGCATCCGCTATGATGACCTTGACTGTCCCCGGTCCGTTGGCCAGTGGAAAGACTTTGGCCGCGCCTACGCCATCGCACTCCATGGCCCAGTTATAATAATCATACCGGTTGCCACTGGTGGACGGTTTCTGTATCACATTCAACAGGCGCGCCTTCAAAGCGTTGTCGCTCTCTTCTTCGCTACCTGCTATAAGAATTGAAGTGAGCATTGCGGAGGTCAACCCTTGAACATGGTCAATTGGGAGCAGCTGTCCAGTATATCCATTCCCTATCTCTCCCTGCTTTTCACACTCCATGTCATACGTGTGTGAGCCCTCCAGGACTCCTATATATCCAACTGCCCGATATATGATGTGTTCTTCCTGAATTGCAGATACCCTGAACCCAATTGGGACCTGGACATTGAAAACACCCTGCTTATGTGCATAGGTAGCGGGTTTTCGTGCAATTCCATATGCTTCAGCAATCCGGTCAAGGCTTTCTCCACCCGCTGTTCCTGCATAGACATTGTCCTGTAACCGCTGCATGTCCATATATACCCCTTCAAGATACCAGCTTACCGGTCCAAGGGCTGTCTGGATAATAGAGCCTTCCCTCTTGTCCAAATCATCAGGCACCCTGGACAGCTGGTCTGATAATATATTTGCATACGTTTTTCCACTAAAATCTATCATACCGTTACCTCTGCCTGCACCGGGCCAAAAATTGTACTTACATCAAATACGCACTTTAGGACACCCTGTCCCTGGTCTGTAAAAACGAAATTCCCTACGGACAGCACTCTGCTGTCTGTAGAAAATGCGTCCTCCACCCGCCTCGCAATCTCACTGGTTACATAATCATATTCTTCGCCAATCAGTTCCTCTAACTCAACCCCAAAATTAGGGCTGTATATCTGCCACCGGAACCGCTCCGTATTCAGGATGATGTCCACCGCCTGCCGCATGGCAGCAAGCCCGGAACCCATCCCACTAATCTGTCTGGATGACCAGTCAATCATGAATGTATTTGTAGGTCTGTCTACATACGTCAACGAAGTGTCCAGCCCTACCCCCTCCGGCAATGTTGCCATATCATGCCTCCTTATACCCTCGATAGAATGATGTATCTGTTCCCGTGTGAAACCCTAAGCATGACCACCTTATCGCCTACGGCCAGTCCCTCATTAATCACAACAGTACCACCGCCTCCCCCCTGTACCTTGGCTGACCTGGATTTTACGTTTTCCGTCAGGACCAGTGCCACATCCGGAACCGGAAGCATTGTGTCATCCAGCTTGACGGTTAGTGGGGCAATGGATGAGACCGTACCATACACTATGTCGGTTTGCTTATTTGCCTTAGTATTATCCTGTACAATCATATTCAACACGTCAATCAATTCAGACAATATTTATCCCTCCCAGCTGTTGGAAATCCTTAAACTCGATACTCATGACATGGTCATCTGCCTCAAAGCTGTGTACAACCTTTTCGGTAAGCACCAGCCTGGACATGGATAAATCTTGAATCCTACTTATCCGGACTGGCACTATGGTCCCCGCCCTGATTCCCGGGACCCCAATAACATTATCCATGGTCAATGTCTGCACTACCCGGTTATAATACTGGAGATACTGTTTGCACATCTGGTCAATCTGTGCCTCATTCAGGTTTTCATCCACCTCATCGTAATACTGGAGTAGTCCCCATTTGGATATGGTTTCCGTATCCTCGTAGATGTAGGTATCCGCCTTCCCGGTCTCACTATTGGGCCGTACCAGCTTCACTCGGTTATATGTGTCGGAATCAATATCCCGGCTGTAAGTATATTCCGTTGCCAGGCTCCTGTCCCCCACTACAGTTGTGACAAACATGTCCTTCGCTTCAACCAAGGTCAATGCTCCGGCATTATCGTAAAAATTATATATCTTTCCTGTTTGGATGATTGTCTCAGACAATGCACCAAAAATGATATCCAGACAGGATTCATTTTCCTTGATAAGACATGGAAAAACATATCCTGTATCTTCCATTTTCCCAACTGTCAATCCGAAATCAGCCGCAATCTGTTGGATAATCTGCGCCAAGGTCATATTAATGAAAGTATAACTTGCATTCGCTTTCAGGTATCGCAGCTGGTCATATGCGGTGTACTCTGATTCCCCCAATTGATTCTCTGTAATTGTAAATACATATCCCTTGAACATCCTTATCCCATCTACCGTAAGTTCCACCGAACTTCCTTCCGAAATCAAAGGAGCATCAACACACGAAAACACCAGCTTGGCAGGAGAATCAAAACGGTTTGTAGTAAGTTCGGCTGATTCAATAATGTTTGCATATTCAGTAATTGTGGTCTGTGTGGCCCCACCAGGGGCAGGACCAACGGTCTGGACCCGCAAAGAAAAACTATCCATCGTATCACCCCGTTATCTGCAGCTGGTCTGCGGACAGCCAGCCATATGAGCCAATATGTACTGGATAGGGATTCCCTTCTACTATCCGGGTCACGGTTGTACTTAAGTTATTTGCCGTGCCATAAGGCTTTGCCCCATAACTGTCACTCCAAAACTTTCCATTGGCAATACAGGGGGCACCTACCCGCAACACTGGTGTTTCCACCTCCCGCGCTACCTCAGTAGTGGCTTCCGGGGCATCAGCAAGTGGCGTGGCAGACGTGGTGATGATTGACACCACCTCCGGCTCATAGTTCTTATATTCGGTCAATTCCACCTCATAATAGATGTCATTCGGTTCACCGCCCTTATCCTTTGTCTTAAAATCGCTGATGATGCATCGGATATTGGTGTCATAGAGCCCTGAACGGGATATGATTAGACGGCATTTCTGATTCTTGTTTAATGCTTTCTCAAAATATTCGACATAGTCTTCTGGGGCCTTTGCATTGCCATTGACATAAGGGTCGTCCGCGGATGAAGGAAAAAAGCTTTCCCAGGAAACCACCTTTAATGATGGTTTCCTGGGAACCACTATCTCACCAATACCGATTACAGAATATGTCTTGTGGTCAGTTGGGTACTTGATTTCTATCTCTTCTGGATTTACAGGCAGTTTTACCTTCCTGCTTCCAAATTTTATATATATGGAGCAGCCATTTTTGATTTTTGCCATGGTACGTATACTCCTATCTATCCATGTGATACCGATGTGTGCGCTGCAGCCTGCTGGATGAGCAATACCTTAAGCTTATCCGCGATATCCTTTGAGGTCAGGTTTTTCGCAGCGGATTCCGGAATGGATACCGAAATCTGCGGAGCCAGTGTCTGAAGCTCCACGTTGTTCATATATCTCCGTTCAGCCAGGTCACGATATAGCTTTATATCCTCATCCGACAGGTTGACATCCCCATCTATTTTTTTTACCCGGTCTACATCCCCCACATCCAAGTCACCGGCCGCTGGGATGGAAGATGCATCAAACCCTCCGAACGTATCCTTCAGGGAATCAAGACTGATATCCATATTATCCAGCTTAGAGCCTAAATCAGCGCCGTATTTGCCCCATTCAGCTGCAGTTGCACCTACATCCAAGTTTGCCATACGCTTAATTTGGATGGCATTTTCCCCGAATGTATTATCCACCCAGCTACTAAGGTTATCCCGGAATCCCGAAACAGCTCCCTGCAGGTTACTTCCAGTAAGTGCATCAATGGCACCTGCAACAGTTTCCACCATGCTTAGAATGGCATCCAAGGCATCTGCAAACAGATGCGCAATTGCAGCTACTGGGTCATTAAATACATTGGCAAAAAACTCCGCAAAGGATGCAATGACATTCCAAAGTGTAGCAAATATATTGTATCCAACCGCGTAAATCATGCCGAATACCTGCCCTACCCATCCGCCTACTTCCTGCATTCCAAAACCAAACTGTTGGGCTGCTATAAGAGCCCCGGCCAGTACCGCAATCAGCAATAGAATCGGCCAGTTAGCAACTGCCCAGGCTGCAGCTGCCGCAAGTGCCCCTCCTATGTTGGCTGCCGCCGTTGCAATGGCCTGTGCCTGTAGTATCACGAAGGCAATCCCAATGGCTGCCAGAACTGGAATAATAAAATCCAGGTTGTTCGATACCCAAAGTGCACCTTTCCCAATAATGCTTAAGGCTCCAACACCAACTTTAGCTGCCAGAGAAAAGAGATTAATTAATCTTGTCATTGCCTGCTGTGCCTCATCTGTCTGAAGATACTTGTTCCACCCCTCAAAGCTATCCTGTAGGCTCTTCTGGATTTCATTCTTTCCCATCGTAAAAGCCTGGCTTAATGTCATGGGCATATCCCTGAAATTTTTTTCAATATCATCGGTAGCCTTAAGCATTGCATTTTTTACAATCTCAGCAGTGATGGCCCCATCCGAAGCCAACCCCCTTATCTCTCCCACGCTTACCCCCAGATAGTCAGCAATGGTGCGGATTATATTGGGGGCTGACTCAAATACTGCATTCAGTTCTTCTCCTCTGAGGACCCCGGACCCTAATGCCTGTGTGAGCTGTAGGGAGGCGGAAGCAATTTCCTGCTGGCTCGCCCCTGCAATGATGAACTGTTTATTCAGGTTTTCGGCAAACTGAATCAGTTCCGCATTGCTGGAAAATGCACCCTTGGCATTCTGACCTATTTTTGTAATAACATTTGCGGTATCCAGATAGGAGGTCCGTGTTCTCTGAGCTGATGCGAAAATCATGTCCTGGAGTGTTTCCGTGGATTGGAGTCCATCGTTTATCAGGTTCAGCTTCGCGTTTACCTGGGACAGTGAATCAGCTGTTCCCAAAAACATTTCGGTAAGTTTGACTGCACCGGTGACCGCTAATATTCGTCTGAATGTGGACAGTAGTTTCCCTGCCTCGTTGTTGGTTTCCTTGACACTCTGGGTGTGCGCCTGCTGATTGGAGACGACCTGATGCTGGTTGGAAGTAATCTGCAGCAACGTCTGATTCGTCTGCTGCATCTGGCTGCCCAGCTGACGGATTGCCCCTATGATGGCCCCCGCAGATTGCCCCATGGCATGTGTAAGGTTCTTCCCTAACATGAATGATGCGTTATTCGCCTGTTGGAGGAGCTGGTTAGTTGTGGAAAGAGATGTATTTATATCTTGTATTGCCGTAACGGTTTCCCCAGAATTTTTATTGAATAAATCCGACACGCTCTTGTCCAACGTGACAATCTGGTTCAGGGTGCGGTTCCCGGCTGCCTCAAATGTTTTAAAAGTAGAGGAAAAATTATCCGTCAGGACAAAAGTCTCATTTATTACACCCATTATTTATGCTTCACCTCCTTCGCCTCCTTCTTAATCAGCTCCCACATCAGAAGTTTTTCTTTAAGGCCCCTGTTAATAACATCCGTGGGGAACACACCATGTTGGCAAAGCATATACTGACACAGCCTTGAATCCAGTGTGTCCCCAGCAATTAGTTTTTTGCTTCTTCCTCTACTTCATTAAGTTCATTATCCGTTGATATGAAACCATTGAAGTTATTAATTTCCCTGACGAGTTTTCCATATTCCCCCGAAGATAACATCCTACCCGGCACATCCAGTGGGTCAGCTGTCTTGTAATAATCACACAGTTCCGAATCCTTAAAATTAGGGGATACGACACAGGCGTCCACCAGAAGCTTCCCGTATTTCACGTTATCCAATTCCCGGACAATCTGTCCGTTAATTTTCTCCCTCTTGGTTGCTTTTGTGGTCAGCTTATTATTGGTTTCCTGATCAATAATCCTGATTACAAAAGGTACAACGTTCCCTTCCTCATCCTTAAACCGTTCGGAAATAATCACCTCTTTAGTCTCATTCATGATTGGTGGCTGTAAAAAAGCCTTAATATTTGACATGCTATCATCCTCCTAATTGTGTTGGGTCATTAAACCAGTTCAGGACCTCAATTCCGGTATATGAAAATCCCACTTCCATCTCCAGGAAATCCGAATCTGCATCCAACATGGCCACAGGAAGCTTCTGAAGCTTCACATTGTAGAATACTACGGTCTGGGTCCCAACACTGGTTGTTGGGTCGTCATTGGTTATCTGGATAGTAAAATATGGCAACTTCCCGGTCCTTAAGTACTCCTGCAGGAGCCTTAAAAAATACGGACTCCCATAATAAATCGTCATGGACCCACTTAGGGAAACCCCGGTTGTTTTCTTCTGTACCAGAGTCGTCCCCACTACCTTAAAATCGCTCTCTTGAAATTCTGCATTTGACTGGAATTTCTTCAGGCCAAACATTTCATGGTTTTCCCCATCGATGGTCATGAATCCACTCCCGGATTTACCATTAAGGGCATCACGTTCTAACAGAAACATTTTCTACCTCCTTATTGCGCGGCAGTGTTAACGGATACCGTCACTGTCATGTAAATCTTCTCTATGCTGTCCACCGGCTGGATGGCAACATCAATCAGTACGGAATCAACACTGCTTCCTGCCCTCACCTGTACATCATCTGCGACAAAGTTCTGGATACCGTTGCCGGCCTGTATCTCGTTCAGATAGCCTACAATCCATCCCTTCATAAGATTGCGCCCGGTTTCAGTATTATCAGTCTTTCCGATGTAGTATAGGCTGAACTGTTTATATACATCGTTGCAGAACTGGTTAAGCACCCGCATTACCCGGTTCTTGGAAAATTCCTGTCCTTTGTCCACACTGTAAGATGTCAGTGTGTTGATATCTGTGCATACCTTGACGGAACCAAATGTGTCAATGAACACAATCTCGCCAGATTGTATGGCTGCTGTTATCTGCCCATCAGTCAGTTTCGGGTTAGCCTCAATCGCATCCGGATATTGTGCATACGTCAACGACTGGTTATATCTTGCACCTGCCTCCGCACCCCCCAGCCACCATGTGACCTGCTGTGCAGTCAACGCCGTACCATCTGACAGCTTGACCCCATTTTTTGCGGATATCACCCACTCGCTGTTTACCGTATGTGCATTGGCCATTACAGCCTGGCATTTCTGACCAATGCTGTTTGATACACGTCTCACAAATGCTGCAATCGCCTGTATAGTCGTATTATCAGTGCCATCATAGACCAATGTATCAAATTGGTAAGGTTCAATGGCTGTCAGGAATGCTGCATAATCAGATGCTGATATAGTTGGGTCGGTTCCCCCTGCCAATGTGACCCCAGCTGTTTCAGTTATATCAGTTCCTGTTCCATCAAACGTTACCCATGTATTTGCTTTCAGGTCATCCAGCTTTTTAATAGCCTGTTCATCAACTATGGTCCCATCAATTACAGTACTGACATCAAATGCCCCAGCTTGGTCGGCCTGTTCCTGCACGATAACAGAGATGTCATTTCCCCTGATACCTTCATACAGAGCCGTGATGGTCAGGGCTCCCGATGTAACCGTTGCCTTCTTTCCGCCACTTCCCTTAGGCCTGTACAACAGGATTTTACTAGGCCCTGCACTGACATCGCTTCCTTTCATCATTTCTCGCAAAAATAAGGCCTTGGGACTCGTGATATCATAACCGATATATGGTCTTAAATCTTCACCAGGCAATATTTCCTTAATGGTTTCCACAGGTCCCCAGGAAAGGGGTTCTGCGATTGCCACAATGCCTTTATTCCCAACATTGGTATTGATGTTGCCTTTGGATTTGACATTGATATACACACCGGGCTGCATTTTGTTCTGATTTGTCCATGTACCTCCTGCCATGTCTACTTACCTCCTTTCAAAACTTTGTCGAGGGCCGCCTTCGCGTCCTCTATGGTGTATTCCGGCTCCTGCAGGATTGCCCTGGCAAAATCCGGCTGATATCCTGACAGGACCTTACTATGCAGTAATTTGTCGGTCGGATATTTCTTCAGCTTCTTCTGTTGCGATATCGCAATAGGGCCTTTAATTTTATTTGATGCTGGCATTGTTTTCCTCCATTATCTGCATCAGTTCATTGTTTCTTGGGGCGCTTACCCGTTGCCGGATATGGAATTGATAGTGCATTTCATCATCCTCTGTCTGCCATTGCCGCTCAAAGGTACGTATCTTGGCTGTCCCTCCACTACTGTCTGCATAATCAAACAGTTCCAACATCCCATCCAGGTACTCTGCTATGGCCTGTATTTCCGCATTTCCATTTACGATATTACGCTGCTGCACAAACACGATATCAACACCCAGGTCACGCAGGAACCTATTATTCATATGCTTTTCAATTTTGGAAGGCATGAAAAAAATAAAAAAGCAAGGGTAGTCTGTCCCCTGCTGGTTTGGGCTGGCATATACCGGATAATCCGGATACTGTGCTGTAAGTACTCCGGCCAGGCTATTTATAATGTTCTCTAATGTGAATATCATCTGAACGCCTCCCTCACACGTTTTCCCAGTTCCATACGGACCACATCGCGGTACTTTCCAATGGCCGCCTCTTTCATGTATTTTCCCTCCACATACTTTGTCCTGGTTCCAACGGTAATCCCACCCATGGATGGATTTACCTTTTCCAGCATATTCCCGTTGATTATCAATCCCGGTACAAAATGCTGGTCCATCCGATGCCCATCATTGACATAGGATGCATATAGTATGTTATTAGCCAGTGTTGTCCTCACACTGGCACCCGAGATGACTGGTTTCGTCACACTGTCTGTTGACCAATGCTGCGCCAATTCACCAGACCGGGTCCCGGTACCAGAAATAGGGGCGCCTCCGTTTGGAGGGGTCCTTTCCGTAGCCTTTTCCACTGCTGCGATCATAGCGCCTTCGGCCACATCGGCCATAATCCTCGGCACATCCTGCCCTGCCTTATGAAGTTCTTCCAGTCGCTTGCGCATCTGGCTTCCAAAACTTGACATGCATTCACCTCACAATCTCATCTTTCAGCAGGCCTACCTTCTGATGCTCCAGACCAGTAAGAGCACCGCCCACCGGGTCATAGTATCTTTGCGGCTCACCAGCGAAATACCGATCTGCCTGGTTTGAGTGCCCCAGGTTCCCGCCACGGACAATCCTTAACTCATCACCAGCCATGATATCCACTGACAGGTCACACGCCATCTTTTCCATGGACCGTTCCTTTGCGGCTGTCACTCCCATAATAGGACCGTCTCGCTTAGAACTGTATACCCTGCACGGGATGGGGGCCGTGTTCTGCTTCTGTCGCTTCTGTTTCGTCAGGTTTCCTTCTTTGTCTGGGACTACGCGGTATATGTCAACCGTATCCGTATACCATCCTTTAAAGATTGGATTATCAAATAACATACATTCCTCCCATCCCGATCATGCGGGCCATAGTGGCCAGCTGCTGCCCGTACTGCGTGGAGTTCCAGGCTCCCCATTTTGCCATTGCCACCGTAACCGCCTCATTATCATAGCTGATGGAGGTATCTCCCATGGATGCCTCTTTAATCAACTCGGCCTGCTGGCCTTTGGCTGCCGCAGCCGCAGCCGATGGGGAGCCCTCCGAATAGGTCTTAAGATACAGCGTGCTGTAGTGAGCCACAAACAGCCCGGCGGCGTATCTCCACATGTCATGGTACCGGCTGGGAAGGATGGTGGAATTTGCACTATCCACATACAGCTGCAGTATGGGGTCCGGTACCAGGCTTTTGCCCTCAGACTCTCCGGACCTTTTAAACTGTGGGAAATCTGCCAGGAACATCACAGATGTGTATGTACCCTTTTCACCCAGCGCTGGCATATTGGCCGCTGCAGCTATCACTCCATTAAATTGTGCTCCATCCATTCCCGTCCCTCCTTAACCTTTCACTTTCCCTCCGGTCTGCTTTGCCTGCTCTCCAGCGTCCGTGTCCGCTACCTCTGGTCTGATATCGTACTCTTTTGCTTTTTCTCCAGCGTCCGTGTCCGCTGCTTCCAGCGCCTTATCCGCTGTATTATCCGGCGTGGCAATGGATCCGTCATGGATGGCTGCCTGTACCATCCAGTGCTTTGATGCCCAATCAGGAATAGTACCGATAAAATTGCGGGGGATAAGCAATTTCTGGTCTCCCTCGCGGATTTCAAAACATTTTTTACTGTTTATGAACATATGGCTACCCTCCCTTAGATTCCGTCCACATAGCGCATGATGTCCTCATAATACATCTGCACCTCAGATATATTTGCCATGTATGCTGTGTCATAGCACACATTCTCCGCGTTCGGCTGTGTCATGGCACGGCTTAATGGGGCCAGTTCATCGCTAGCCACATACCGTTCTTTGTTAATGTATACCACCATGCGGTCATTCCCACCCGTGCCGGCACCCTTACACCAGGAACATCCCCCGATATACAGGTCACTACCGTTAGTCTTGGCCACATTGTTATCCAGCAGGAACTGCAGGATTGTCTTCTCGGCCAGTTCCGTCACCTTCGTGGTTGCCAGGTAATTAATCTGTTCGTATGGCATGATGATATGGTTCGGGACCGCATCCCTGTCATACTCCGCAGTTTCCCAAACAGCCAGAATGGCATCGTTGATATCCTGGAGTATCTGATCCGGTGTCTTATCCTTAAATTTCGTGGAGCTACCTGTTCCGGTTGCCGCAGCATTTGCCGTGGTGACTTCCGGATTATTGATAAGGCCAGTAGAACCATAGCGTTTGATGCCCACGTATACATTAGCGTCCATATGCTTATCATAGGCCATACGGATTCCATCCCGCAGGATGCTTTCCAAGCTACGTCCAGTCAGTTTCTCGCGCTGCATATCCACCCACATGATTCTCATTCCGATAGAAAAAATATGGGTTTTGAATAATCCCTTATCAAAATTAGCCTGTACCATCGGGATACCGTTGGCCCCGCCTGCATGTACCAGGCCATCCTCGCTTCCTCCGGTCACTCCATACCCCACATTCATGGCGCTTACAAACTCGGCCCAGCCGCCGCCCACTCTCATTGGAATATCACGGCTGTACGTGAAACTGGTAAGGGGCTGCCTTATGACGTTATCCTTCTTTTCAAGTTCGGACTGCAGGAGCGCACCTCCATTGGCAATTGCCGCCGAATCCATTGTCTGGAACCGCTGTGGAGCGGCCGCACCAGTTGGTGAGGATGATATCACGCCACCGTCAAAGGTCCCCATGCTCTGAAATTTGCTCATTGTGTTTTTCCTCCTTATGCTCTGTTGCAGGACATAATCCTGATTTCTGCTACATTATTGGCATCCTTACCACCATGCCACTCACAGTTCGTAAGTTCTACGGTCTTACCAGAATCCTCAGACGCTTCAAAACCTCCTATAACGCCTGTAGGGATTGACTCATTGGCAACAGTGCGAATATATACCTTTCCGCCTAATTTTGGTGTTCCTACGTTACACAACACGTTGATACATCCGCGCTTGAACACACTCACCGCTTCATCCGGCCTATACTCTCCAGCGGACTGTGAAAGATAGGATGTAGCGCTCTTAAACTCGCGGGAAGCAATTCCCACAAAATCAGCAGCCGTTCCAGAAGCCCCGAAGGCCACTACCTTTTCATTACTGTCATAAACAAGAGGAGTGCCAAACACTACCGCTTCACTCCCTCCCAGTGGATGGGTATCCACTATCATATCTGGCTGTCTGGCATAATCACCTGCATATCCATGTGTCATGTTCTTTCCGATAACCTGTCCTTTCATTACTTCATACCTCCATTCTTTTTGTGTGGATTCATGGCATCATAGGCAGCCTGATACGCATCTAAATCCATCTGTGGCTTCTGGTCAGCCATCTTTGCCGCATTCTTTTGGGCCGCCTGGGCAATCTTCGTAATATCGCTTACCGCATCCTTATCGGTCAGACAGGATACCAGGGAATCGGTAACGGCCTTCCTTGTATCTTCATCCTTAATCCCTGCAATAACCGGCCTGAGCTGCTTTACGACAGCTGCCATGACTGCCTTATCTGCTGCACATGCTGATTTATCCAGTTCTTCTGCCGGAACCACTTTCGCCTCAGTTGTTGGAGCCGATGGCTCCCCGCCTTCCCCCGTCAGTTCCTTTACCAGGCTGTCCAGTGGGTCTTCGGCCGGCTTCTCAATAGGCACTCCAGGTTTTTCACCTGCCAGTCCCTTTATCATATCCATCAGCATATCCAGTTTCCCGTCAAGGCTGGATGAATCCTGCGCGCCTTCTTTCGGCGGCTCCTCTTTGTGTACAGGCACTGCAGGAGGTTCCTGTGGCGCCGCACCCTCATCCATTGCCGCTGCCGCATCTGCCGCCATCGTTTCCAGCTCTTCCGGTGATGCATCCTTAGCCGCCTGGGCAAACCACTTGAAAAATAAACTGTTCTTCTTCATCTTCCCATTCCTTTCCGGCCTTTTCACGGCCTCTACCTTTTTCTTTGAATCTAAAATCGCAACATGCTTCCCGGCCCTTCCCCGTGTCACCACGGCGATATGGTTCCCCCGGATATCATGCTGCGAATAGGTCCCATCCTCATTTTCCGTGTAGCTGCACTCATATCCGCAGCTTATTTCCCGCTTACCGCCCTGAACCGCCCGGATTAATTCCTCATCCTGGATGTGCAGGTCCGCTATCACATGTCCCTCCCATTCCCCTTCTCCCTTCCGGATGTTCTGGGCGTGCCCTCTGGCATACTGGGTACAGTTGTCCGGTGTGAGAAGTTCAGGCGGATGTTCATCCGTGATTGGCTTACCCTCAAAACTGGATAAGGCCGCTTCTGAAAAGACCTCATCCGGTGAACGGTATACCTTCACCATCTTGGAAATATCCCCGTCCTGTTTCAACTCGCTTTCCAGGTACTCCATCTCGCCAGTTCTGGCTATAGGCACATTGCGGCAAATTAAAAAGCCCTCAACCGTTTCCATCTGGTTGGGGCTTATCGTATAGCCATAATATGCAAACATCTTATTCAGTTCCTTCCTGTTGCGATATCGCAACAAAAATGCTACCAGCGCCTGACCGATAGCATTACACAATCAACATCTCTTTTATTTTTTCCGCATCTTCAGGGGATACCTCATCATACTCCCAATCCTCTCCGATGAAAATACAAGACTGCTCTGGCGCAGGAATCCACTTTCTCAACCGCTTATCATACCGTTCAAAATTACCGTTCAGGAAGCGATACAGACGATTGGCCTTTTTCTTTTTACTATCATAACCATAAACAAAATAAAAATCTTTCATATGACCTCCTACCTAATCCGGTCAATATTTACCGGCACTTCTAACTGCGCAGATAGCTCAAACATCTTTTTGTTCAGTTCTGCCCTTCTCTCGGGTGTCGTGGTGTCCTTCCTGGCCTCCTCATACAGTTTATGCATCGGGCCATCTTTAACCTGGAAACTTTCTGGTGTATGAAACTGTATCTCAAATTTCTGACCAGAAGGAGCTTGGAATATGCAGTTAACGCCTTTATATGCAGACCGTTTATCCAGCCAGGTATTTCTCACCCTTACCACCTTATATCCTTTTGCCTTCATTGCATCCGTGACATTTACATATGCATTTGTTAGGTTCAGTGGATTATCCTGGTAGGTATACCGGATTACATCATTTGTGGAGTTAATAGTGTCCGTAATGGCTTGTGCATCCAGGCTATGATTGCTGTCTGTTCCCACCTTGCGCAGGAAGGAATCCTTCGTTTTTACACGGTGCTCCAGTCCAATCATAGACACCCCTGTATCATTTGATATCTTGGTCAAATCAGCAGTGATTTCCGGTTCTTTTGCAATGATCTTTCCATATGCATTTGATTTCCGGTAAATGGCCTGCGTTTCCTTCCATTTTACAGATTCATTATACTTCATGTCCCTGAACTTTTCAAAGGTTTTCGGCATGTCATTACCACATACCTTTCGATACCGATTATACTGCTTGTAATCATTTAACAGCTTCTGTCGGTTCCTTACCTTCTCTTTATATGCCGCAATCTGCTTCTTGGTTCGTGGGTCCACTGTAATCGGGTTTTTTTCAAAGCTGGAGAAGTCCTTGTCCTTCTGGATCTGCTTATCCGTTTTACCCATGGTTGTATACTTGACTAGGGAATGCAGGCAGTTTGGATGGATGTTAAGGTATGTATTGGCCAAATCCTCTGGTCCATTTGGGTCTACCTTCCCAAAAGCCTTTGCCAAAGCCGGATAATCTGGATTATCCCCAGAACGGCTGTACACCCGGCCTTCCAAAGGGGCGCATACCGGACAGGTGCTGCCAATCTTCACAATCTTATACAGGTCATGGTCTGGGTCTGCTGTCAGGATAGCTGATACTTCCGCCTGCCTGGCCGTTGCCCTGGTTGCCATATTGCAATAATCCTGCAAGGACCATTTGCGACCTGCCTTATCCACAAACGCTGTGACTCCCTTGCGTTCCAGTTCCTGGGCCATACTGGCCGCTGCTTTCCCGGTGCCATAACCAGCCGCTTGCTGCTCTGCTACAGCTTGCAAAGCAGTATTCCGCAGTGCCCCCTCCTGCTGCCTACCAACCTGAAACACTTCCTCAATCGTCTTTTGCGCGGTAGTTGACGCTTCCACAATGTCCCCCAGCAGATTGTTAGACAGCTGCTCCACAATCCCCATCTGCGTTGCCGTAAGCCCGGCTGCGTTGGCATACCCATTGGCCGCGGCCTCTGACCGGTAGAAGATGGACTCTATCATCGACGGTACATATGCCCAGCTCTCATCCACCATCTCCTGCAGTATCTGCTGGGTACGTTTGAGGGCTGCTACTTCTGCGTAGTCTACATACCCACTGGTACGTTTACGGTTAATCTCGGCAATCAGACGCCGCTCCGTACGCAGGAACAACATCCGCAGGAATCTGGTCTTATCATCTATGTCCGGTGGCCGTATAAGTGTCGGCATTATCCATCATCCTCCCCGGCGCCAAAGGCTCCCGGCAATGTCAGTCCAGCCAGCGGGTCCTGCATAGCCTTGTAATCTGAGTATGTCCTGCCCTTCGCCTGTTCAATTGCTTCGTCTGATATGGTATTGTACATTCCTGTCTCATCAGCCAGCGCTTTAAGCTCCTTCTGGGCCGTAGCCGCGTCAATCAGGTCGCTCTGATAGACGGACAATACCGCCTGCGTTTTCTTCTCCGTGATATCCGCAACCTCACTGGAATCCGGGGTCTGGAGCGGCGGGAAATCTACGTCCATGTCATCAGGGACCGTCCCCCAGGCAGAGAGGGCCATGATTGGTAACAGGCGCTCCATGATTGGCCGCAGCTGGTTCTCCCGCAGTCCGTCTATATAATCATAATAGTTGTTCATATCACTCTCACCCGTAGCGTTCATGCCAGCTGGCGACCGTCCAAACAGTTTCGTGACTGGAGTCTTTGCTGCTCCAGCTACATCCATCATCACCCGGTCATATACCTCTGGCAGACCGGTAAACGTGTACTGGGTATTATGCATGACATCACCCTTGTTGACCAGGCGCGTGCCAAAGTTGCTTTCTATCACACTCTGGGCCTGCAGGGTCTGCCAGAACCGGCGCTGGGACTCCGCATTGCTGGTTGCAAGCATCTGGTCCAGGCTGTCTGTTTCCATGTAGTTAACATTGGCCCGGAAGGTCAGAGATGCTATGTTAGCGGATACATTGTCCCGCTTTACCAGTTCATTGTAAATGGCTTCAAGCTCTGACTCTCCCCAGTAATTCTCTGCGATTTTCTCGTTGTAAGGCAATTCCCGGCCAGCAAAACGCAGTACCCTGCTATGGTGTACCCTGGATATGAGCGTGCCGCTCTCTTCATCCCGGATGGTATAGTATTCCGGGAGACCGAAGTCCTGGTCCGATGGGTCCGTCACCTGTCCCAATTCCGGATAGATGCCGCTCCATCTGTCCAGTATCATGAGCCCCAGAAAGCATCCTGGAAGTACCAGGCCATAGTCCAATGGCAAGGAAAGGTCATCCTGACCTCGTATCATAATGATACCAGCCGCGCCTCCATACAGTCTGCCCCAGTACATCCCTTCAAGGAGGGATTTGCGCAGGTGCACCTTGCGTTCCAGCCGCTGCATGGCATCTATGTATTCAGGGGCGACATTGCTTTGGATGGTATACCACTTACGGACCATGTCTCCCGGTATCGTCTCAATGATGTTCTGGACAATCCAGTTCTCCCTATACAGGCTGGTCAGCAGCTGGTAATTCTGGGTCATACGGGTAAGTGGGTATTGCGTGGCCTGCAGTAGGTCCTGTGTGCCGTATCCCAGCCGCGCTATTGGATTAGAAAAGGCATCCATCGTTGTGACGGGCGCCTGCTTTGTGTCTGCCCGCACATGACGGGTGTTCCGGCGTTTTGACATGAATTATTTCTCCTTCCTAATGTGAATAATACATTTTATTACTCCGCCCACAATTCCAGCAACTATAACCGTCACCGGATACACCCACAATGGAATTCCCTGTGCTTCTAACCATTTGTAAATTATGTACTCCATCATTGTATTCCTATCCTCCATTCCGGTAATTTCGTGAATATGTAATACCGCAGGGCATCCGGCCCATGGTCCAGTTGCTTCACCGGCTTCTCCTCACCACGTTCCCTGGCCTTGTCATCCCAGACATAGGACCGCAGCTCCGTAATAAGGCCCGCACATCTCTCATGTATCCTTATCTTGCCTCTGTAAAACATGGATGACACGGCCCGGATACCATCCTCCACATCGTTCTCAGCCGGTTTCACGACATAGCCCCGCCCGCGTAACTCTGTGATAAAGCTGGCCGCTGATGGGTCCGCTATGATATCAGCCATCAAATCCGGATTATTTCCCATGAAATCGACCATATCATCACCATATTGACTGTCCGTTTTCTGGACCTTCTCCACACGGCTGTCCCATCGGTATTCACGGTCCACCCAGATGATGTCTCCATCGTCATAGATATCCAGATATACACATGGGTTAGTGGTCCCATAGTCCAGTGCAATTGTGCGTACGCTGAGATATTCCAGCCCCTTGGGACGGGTTTCGTCACTGTATAGGTTGGCCGTTGTGAACATGGTATATATCAGTCCCTCGGCTACCGCCCAGAGTCCTTTTATATATCGCAGGAAAAACACACCGGTGTACATGCTCCGGTATCTCTTCTTTATCTCCTCATCCAGGGACAGGTTATCGTCCATGGTAAAATGAAGGTATAGAAGCCGCTTAACTTCCTGGCCCTTTTGCTGCAGCTCCACCGCTTTCCACTTCCCGATGAAGCCAATTGCCTTGTCAATCCACCCAACCTTAAACCAATGCATCGGCCCGGATGGATTACAGTTAAACCAGAATTTACTTCCGGTCACTGAACACCGGCCTGTGGCCTGGTTGACAAATGACTCCGGCATCAAGGCCACCTCATCGAAAAAGGCGCCGGCCGCTGTGATACCCTGTACCAGATCCTGGGAACCCTCGTCTTTACCTCCAAAAATATAAAAGTAGTTCGTAACCCCGTTTCGGGTGACTTCCAGCATATTATTAAATTCGCCAGACAAATGGTGTATGCATCTGTATCCCCGGCTCCGCAGCATGGTCTTAAGATTGGTTAGTACATTACGCTGGAAGGAACTGATTGTCTTGCCAGCCATGATGAAGTTCTGACCGTCAAACAATTCCATAGCCCAGAATACGAATGCCAAGGACATGGCAACTGTTTTTCCGGAACGGATGGCTCCGTCCGCTATGATACCGTCATAATCCTTGACAGGGCTGTTGTCCATCCACCAATTGAGGACCATCCTCTGTTTCTTTGAGAACGGCTTGAACTTAAATATTGGTCGTTTCTTCATCTTCATCGGACCAGCCCTCCTCTATATCATCGTCAGCCCAGTCATCCTCAACAGTACTTTTCAATGCATCCAGGAACCCATCATCTTCCTGATCTTCTTCGTCAACAGCGCCCATCTTAGCCTTAGTGGCTGCCATACGCACCTTCTGCTCCTCCAGGTCCGTTTCTGATTTTGAGGTCTGTCCAAGGACATCCTTAATAGCCGTATATGCTTTGACATTCCCGTTCATGGCCTCCCTGACCATGGCTGCACTGATGACCGTTTCAAGCGTACTGTCTAATCCTAATGCCTCCAAAATCGGGGTCCATTCCGGGATGTCCACCTCAGAGGTAAGGATGGCATTCATGGTTTGGCGAAGATTCGCTTTACGGCGCCTAGCTTCCCCCGACGCTTTTCCTGCCTTTGAGGCATTTCTTCGGCGTTCGTCTGGCGTTGAACTCCGATATTGCATTAGGTTCCTTTCGTTAGCCATCACCTCACCTTCCTATATGGCTGTTTTTGCATGGAAAAAGCCTCCACATCTCGGCGGAGGCCCTTAAGGGGAAAATCAATGTCAAATGTATCTGTCCGAATAGCGGGGGCAGGATTTGAACCTGCGACCTCCGGGTTATGGGCCCGGCGAGCTGCCAGACTGCTCTACCTCGCATCAATACCGGCCTATCGCCGGTATGCTCCAACTCACACCGCGGTTGGCTTACGGATACCTTGCATCAGTATGGTATCAACTGGGAGCTGCTCTCTATCCGATTTGCGAAGCTATGAAGAGGCAGGAGAACGTCAGCTTCTAATCAGCCACCAGGCTGTAACACCTGGCAACCGTTCTTTGTGGGGAGGATGCTTCCGCCCTCTGGCTTCCGCATGATAGCATATTAGCACTTTTCATCCCAACATGAACCGACATTTTCAATTTTCCTCAAAAAATCTTTTATTTCGCTGCCAACAGCTGTCCTCCGTAAACTTAACCCGCCTCTTAGGAAACATCCGGTTCATGGCCTGTGCCACCTTCCACCAAGGCAGGCCATCTATGTAATACAGACGGAACATGGTCCGCACCTCACTCTTTGGTATGCTCTGTATATATTCCTCCGCCTGGCAGGTCAGCTCCAGCAGTTCCGCCTCCTTACGCTCCAGAAGCTGCCTGTACCGCTCTCTCAGCCGCTGCTTCCGGTAATACTCTGGCACTGGGTATCCTGTGACCTTAATACTTCCTATCGTGCCGTCCCGTCTTGTACCCTTCACCGTATCAGATACCTGATGCGGTTCCTCCAAGAACCTGTCCAGTTTCTGAATCCTCCGCCTTATGTCCTTTATTTCCTCTTTCATTTCGTAATACTGTATCAACACCTCCTTGTCCATCGACATCACCTCCTCCCGCATCCAGCCACGGACATGCCCAGCACCCGTACCGTATCCTGCCCTTGTTGTTGCGCTGGCCGTCACACCCGCGGCGCCCGTTGTCTATTTAGCACTGTCTCATAATACCGCATCACTCCCTTCGGCAGCCGGCGCAGCTCCGGAACCGGACACAAGCTGGTGTACATATAGGGCGGCGCCGTCCGGATGTGCTCTTTGATAGCCTTGTCGGCCTGGGCCGCCAGAGCCTTGCTGCGGTCGATGCGGCTGACCTTGGACTGCTTACTGCCTTTCTTTATCATAAACATCCTCCACCCATTCCAGTGGTTCTCCACAATCTTGACAATAGTCTTGCCCCATCTCAACCTTGCCGGCACAGTTAGGACACTCATACATAATGCCATGTTCCATTTCAAGCCTTATTTTAGCCATCCTTCTTGTCCTTTCAAAATCACACAAATGTCAGTTTACATGACTAAATCCTTATAGCGCTCCACCATCTTTTTAATATCTTCTGATCTGTAGTGACACCATAACCGTTCTCCATTCTCATATTCCGCGCATACGCCAGCATCAAAAGTATCACCTGAAAACATTGCGATTTTAGGCGTAATGTCCGTTGAGTGTCCGATTACTTTCATACTATTTTTGACGCAATGGCTTGCGATTTCGTATGGTGTTCCATATAACCAGGCATTCCACATTTCATGATAACCCAATTCATCACCGTGAAGCTTATTCTGAATTCCCACAATTACTTCTTTTGCCCTATCGCGGTATTTATCCTCAAACTCTTTCTCAGTCATTTCAACAATAAACATAAGGGAAGTGTTAATCTTTTCTTCGTCTCCGCCTCTTCTCCACATTTCTACCGTGACATAGGCCGGATTAATTGATTTTACAATTGCTGAAAAACTTCTGCGGTAGCATCCGTCTTCCGTTCCTTTGATTTCCTGCCCTACAGTTAAATGTTTATACGTTACTAATTTATTTTCCATATCCATTCTCCTTATTTGCTTAAATTTCGATTTAGTCTATTCGTTATAGAACATATCTAACAGTTTTATGCGCTCTGTGCACTCCTGTTCCACTTGTTTTACTTTCCTGTCTGCATCTTCATTAATGGCTTTCAGCAACTTCCTAACTGCCACATACCGCTTCTGGGTGTTCTCCGCCCGGCAGCTGCTCCTTCACTGGAATCCACTTATGTCTCAGTTCTTCTATTTCCTTCGGACTCATACCAGTATTCTCATAGTCCATAAGTGTTTCCCTTAGGTCTGCCATTGCCCACATAAGGCGGTATACCAATGCGGTGCGCCCATCTGGGTCATTGATACCATATTGCAGGTCGTCCATGAGGATATCAGCCAATGCTTCATTGTCCTCCGGCAGTTTGCTTACCCCCTCTGCCTCGCCGAATCTGCGGATGAAGTCCCTCAGGTCCATGTCTGAATCATAATCTCTGTACCATGACCACCTGTCCTTTGCATACATGCAATTATGTGCCAGCTCTACCATGTTCATTTCGCTGGCAGGCTTTTCTACTGTCAATCTTTTCATTCCTCTGCCTCCATCCTAAAATAGTTAATACTTTTCATCGTCAACCAACACCTTACAATCTTCCCACTCGGCTCCACAGTGGGCGCATACCATAAAATCTGGTTCATCTGCACACGGAACCCCTCTGGTGCAATCGCAATATCTGCATTCCCAATGAGTACCTGGCGGCTTTTTTATAAAGCCATTCTGCACGGCGCAGCCTCGGCATATATTCAGATCAGTTCCATTTTTCCTGTTTTTGATTTTGACAGTCTTGGATGTGCAGCAATCACACATATCACATTTCATTGCCTTCTCCTCTCTTCAGTTTCAGCACTGATACTTCATAAGCAGTGCGTATCTCCGTTTCTGTCTCGCTGAGTTTTTTGATGTAATCGCGGCTTTGTACGCGGCCCCATATCTCTATCCTGTTTCCCACCTCGAATCCGGAGGCGCGGCGTGCATTGCGGCCCCAGCAGATACAGGGGATATAGTCCGATTTACCATATGGGCGGTTTACTGCCAGAAGGATGTCCGCGATTTCCTTTCCAAGCGGGGTTTTTCTGTAGACAGGCGGCTTGCAGATATAACCGTCCAGGAATATCTGGTTATTTTTTGTGTAATCCGTTGGAGTGGGCAGATCCAGATGAATCTCTCTTACAAACACAGACAGCTTCAGCCGGCTTCTGAATCCTTCGCTCTGGTTGTAGGAGCGGAACTGGCCTGTGTACTCCACAGTATGGCCGGTATAGTCTTTATGCACATCTATCAGGTTTTCAGATACCATCAATGGAATGATGTCCACCTGTCCGCTGAGCCGGTTGACAGCCACATCCACCATATAAAATCCTTCTCCGAACACTTTGTGGCTGAAGGTAAATCCAGAAGCAATCTCACCCATCATGTTTACCTTGTTGTTTTCTGTTTTATTTAACATATTGTTTTTCCTCCGTGTTATTTTCCCAATCACCTGCCAGCCAATCCATTACATTATCGGATATGCCTAATATTAATTCTCTTTTATCATCTACCGATATGGCCTTAATAATGTCGGATTGCTGCAGATACTCAACAATGCAGAATGCAATCATTACAGACAGCTCCACATCGCCCGATTCCCGTATATGCTCACTCACTGTCATTTTTTCCCTCTTTATCTAACTGAACGGCAGACCCTCATCCTCTATGCCATCCGGAATGCTCATAAATCCATCCCCGATGTCCGTGCCCTGGACCTGACGCTGTTCCGGGCCTCTGCCCGACGCTCCCTTGCTGTCCGCGAACTCCTGATCATCCAGAATGATCTCCGTTGTGTATACCTTCCGGCCCTCCTGGTTCACATAGCTTCCCGTCTGTATCCTGCCCGATACAAGCACCCGCATTCCCTGGCGGAAATACTTCTCGGCAAACTCGGCGGCCCGGTCAAACGCGACACAATTGATAAAATCGGCTGTCTGCTGGTCTGAAGCGCTGTCCTGGTTCCTGCGACCCCTCCTGTCCACCGCAAGGGTGTACCTTGCAATGGCCATGGAGCGTTCTCCCTGGGTATACCTTATATCCGGATCCCTGGTCAGCCTTCCCATCAATATGACTCTGTTCATCTTCTCCTCCTGTTCTTCTTCGGCCCAAAAATGTATTCATATTCTGATATGTAGCCGGCCATGGTCTTAAAGACTGTCTTATACCAGTACATCCCCTGCTTGTCCCTGTACAACAGGTAGGTCCGGTCCCCTGACCGTTCCTTTCCGATGTATTCCGCCGGTCCGGCCTCTGCCGGCATGCTCTCTATGGACATAGCATTTTTCATAGCCTCTGCTGCTTCATCCCGCTTCTCCAATCCTTACCACCTTCCAAAAGTCCCCGGCATGGAATTCATAGTCGTCATTTATCGTGTAAATGATTTCCCCTCTTACCCGGCTTAAGGATATTTTCTCAATCTTAAGCTTGTAGTCCTTTTTCGGGCAGTTGTCCGGGTTGTCTATATCCGGGCATATCTCATATGGATCCGGCTCATCGCACTCCCAGCACTGTATCCGGTCCCGGAAGCGTATGGTCCTTCCAAGCAGTTCCTCACATCTCATCGTCCGCGAGGAAACGGAATCCATCTGCTTCCGGCCCGGATACGCTTTCCTCCTGCTCATTCTCTTCGTCAAGATAATAGCGCCCAAATATATTAAAAAATTCCTGTCTTGTGTGTGTCCGCTCAAATGCGGCCTGCCCGATTTTATGCAGCTTCTCCGCCTTTTTCGCATCCGCATGCACCCCTTTCCTGTTGTCCGTGTGGCAGGTTTTGCACAGGTGGACGGTCAGGCCATACTTTTCTGACCACTTCCTATTTGCCCCGCCGAATATATGATGCTTTTCCAATGGCCCTCAGCGGCCGCACAAGAAGCATTGGGTGGTGGGTTCTGTTTCAATTACACTCTTCATCCTGCACTATCTCCTTCATGATTTCTCCCAGGCGCGCAATGTTCCTTTGGGTCTCCCGGGCATATTCCATGGTTCCGGTCCGCATCCACTGCATGACCTCCTCTGCCAGCCGGCATCCTTCGTCCCGAAGCCCTCCCTTCGGCTCCGTTACCTGGGTGCCATTGTGGCATGTGATGTATTTATCCGGTACGACTCCCGGATAATCCTCCACCTCCATCTGCACGGCTGGCTGTGGACTCGCCGGTACATCCTCCTGCGGCTCCGGCATCGGGAATGCACCTGTCTCCTGGGGTTCCTGGGCTGGTTCTTCCCTCGGCGCCTCTTTCGGCTCCTCTTTCGGCTCCGGTGCTGCCTGGGTTTCCGGTTGTACCGGTGCAACTGCCTGCTTTTGGGCTGTTGCTTCCCTCTCTTGGCGTTCCTTGTCTTTCTGGGCTCTCTGCACCTCTGCCCGGCGGGCCTTCTCCTTCTCTTCGTCCTCCTGCGCTTTCCGCTTTTCCTCCGCCTTTCTCTCTGCTTCGGCCTCCCTCTGCCTCCGGGCTTCCTTTTCCTCCTCTGCCGGCGGATAAGGCTCCTCATACAGCGCACCCCAGCATGTCTCCGGGTCCGTATCCATGATTAGTCTGTGGAGGATATCCTTCAGGTCCTTCCAGTCATATTCTTCCTTTTCGTTCGTCCTGACGTTCATCAGGTTCAGGGGCTGGTTCTTTCCGGATATGGTCAGCATCATTTTCCCCGTCCCCTGTATCCTGGCCATGTGTACGGCGTATCCGGATGGAGCAAGCAGGTCCATCAGATATCCTGTCATCTGCTCCCCGTCCAGTTTCACGGCTGCGCAGAACCCTTCCAGCGATTTTGGATTGTCATGTATGTATTGATGTGCGAAACGTTTCAGGCTGCTGTCCATGGCCTCCTGGGCCTCGTTTGGCTCCTCCATCATGACCTCAAGGTCCGTTACGTTCTGTTCCTCCTGGATTTCCCGTTTGATGTCCTGGATGTCCGACCGGGACAGTTTGGGGGAAAGGATCTCAATCACTTCCGCCGGCAGGGTCAGCATTTCTCCCAGCTTTGCCACCCCGAACCCCCGGAACCTCTCCTGGAGCTGGTCCGAATATCCATCAACAGAAAATCTTTGATTGATTTTTATAAACCGCGAGGTCTGGCTTTTGTCCAGCCGGTACTCATTCCAGGCAAATTCCTCCATGGTGGCGTATCCGGATTCCTTCAGGATGTCCGTATCCTTTGCCACCCGGAGCATGTACCCGATCCGGACGAACCCTAATTCTGTTCGCTTTACCTCTGTGTCGAATGCTTCCTTGTACGTCTCATAGCTCGCAAACGTTCCGCTTTTTAATATTTTATCCATCTATACGGCCTCCATGAAATCTTCCTCCAGGCCCTTTAACACCCTGGTATTGTTCTTTTCTTTCAGTTCGTCGATGTTCTTCTGCCGCTTGATTTCGCTTTCTCTGGCCAGTCTGTGGTCCTCCTCCGTCAGGCGCTTCCGGATAACCTTCTGCCATTCCCTCAAAAATCCTCTAATCTCTTCAATGCCCGGCTCCTCGTCAAAATGAGACCGGTGCTGCCGGATGGTTCCGCCCGGCTCCACCTCGATGGTGTAGTATGGCACCTCCGGTTCTGTTCTCCTTCGCAGAAAGCAGATGTAGGTTTCCCTGTGCATGATGCGCTCGTAGTATCTCTCGCTGGATCCTGCGCAGTGATGCAGGGCATTTCCCTCTGCTGCAATGTCAATCAGGCGCCGCGGTACAATCATCATGTAATCCTCATTCTGGTACTCGTATTTATCTCGGATTTCCTCCAGGACCGCCTCTGCCCCCGGATACTTCTCTCCCATCTTCCTGGCCACTTCTTCATTGGCCTCCTTGTCCCTCTCCAGCTGCTCCAGCATTCTCTGTTTCCGGATTTCCTCCACCGCCTCGTCGTGACGGCGTTTCAGCTCTCTGGGCCGGTACACCATCTCGTCTGATATATTTTTCTTTATCTGTTTGCACATGTTCAGGTAATCCGCCCACTGTTCCAGTACTGCCCTGGTGGTTTTTCCTGCGTACCCCTCTGCCTGCTGGCGTTTCACGTAATTCATAATCTGTCTGAGTGTCATGTGGTCCCAGATGAATCCAAGGCTCATTGTCCCCACGCCCTCTGATGTAAGCCACTCCATTGTTTCCCGGTCAATCTTCGTCCCTGTTTTTTCGGACCATCTCATCCACCTCAGGGTATCCTCCCCACCATCGCACTCACGGATGCGGTTGATTATCTGCCGGTCTGAAATCCCGAATACCTCTTCTATGGTTTCTCCGTCCTTATATAATGGTCCGTTGTACCCGCAGTTCCATAGGTTTATTTCACTGGCCGTCTCCTGCAGCATCCGGTTAAACCGGCCCTTAAAGAGATACTCCACCACATGTATCATACCGTTATCACTTTGCGTAGCCATCAGGCGGTTATAGTCCAGTTTCTTTCCAGCCTCTGCCAGCTGGTGGAATATCCTCTTCCATGCCTCATAGCAGGTTCCCTCCAATGCAGCCTCAATCCCTTCCGGATACAGGTATTCCTCGGTCATTCTTCGATTGACCGGGTTTTTAAGGTCAAAACATCCTCGTTCGTTCCAGGGATTATTCCAGTCGGAACTCCGGTCGAACTGGTTATAGTAAATGTCACATGCGAGTTTTTTGTGGTTTCGGAGCAGGAATATGCGCACCGCTTCCGATATTTCAATCTTGTGCCCGCGCCCTCCCCATGTGATCCTTATATCCAAATGCCTCATCACGCTCCTGTCACTGTCTATATCCTGCATGACGGCGGCGTTCGTCTTTAGCTGTATGGCATGGGTCCGTGTTTTTGCCTGTATGGCTTTTCCGCAGTAGGGGCAGGTTATACGGTCATTGTGCCTTGCCTTTTTCCCGTCCGGCCTCTTAAATTTCCTGGCGCTTCCAGCCTTCCCACAGGCTGTGCAGCTCCATTGTTCGGAATCTTTGTCATAAAAGGCAAAGTCCTGGTTCCCCGATGCCGTCTTGACAATCCATTCGTTAAAATCTTCCGGAAGAGGAGGGATTTTGTTCATCAGGTTCCGGATGCGCTCCAGACGGCGGCTCTCCTTTGACTTCCTCTGGTTGCTGTTGTAATCATTCTCCTTGTACCTGATGCAGGCCAGCGGTTTCATTGCGCTGAATCTCTCCGGAAGCAGCTCCTTTATCAATTTCTTATCCGCTTCGGAATTGATTGGTATGTTCCCGTCCAGGTCGTAACACCAGTAACGCGTCGCATCGTAATCGCACAAGGTCTGGAGCCTTGTCTGCCTCCATATGCCGGTTTTGGTATAATAGGCCTCATATTTCCCTGTTGCGGTGTTTATGCAGTACCGTCCAATCAGCTCCCGGTTCTTCCAGTAATTCAGTATTAGGATTTTCCCTGCGGCCTGAGCGGTCAATACCGCCCCGTCCTGGTCCGGCAGCGCCGGCTCTGTTTTTAATACGCTGCTCCGCTTCATCCCTCTGCCTCCTTCGGTTCCCTGCCTTCCAGGGTGTACCATGTATTCGGTTTTATGGTTCCGTTCACTTCAAACAGCCTCGCTTCCTCTATTTCGCCGTTTATTTCCCGGATTAATCCCAGGACACTGCCGGCTGCTCCCCTGACTTTGGGATGCGGGCCTCTGGCAATTGCCATGCTTCCCTCGTTCCGTGCCTCTGCCTTATCCTTCCTGACGCTGCAGCACCGCATGTTCACCTCCCACTCCCGGAGAGGATGCTTAACCATATACATCATGGCGCGGCCGGCCAGCTCCTTGAGGGACAGTTCCTTTAACAGGGTGATTTCCGTGCAGGCAAGCTGGGTATCGGTTCCGCCCAGTTCGTCCAGGCTTCCGGAGGCCTCCACCAGGAAATACCGGTTTCCGCATCCCAGCGGATACCACCGCAGGCACTCTAATGGGTACTCGGCACAGTGGGCGCCTGAATTCCGGCATTTGGATTTGCTTTCTTTTATGGTTTTCCCTATCTCATACTGGAACCTTCCCCTTCCGCAGGTGCAGGTCAGGTCCGCATGGAATCCTTTGTATGCAAGCATCTTACTGCTCCTTTCCCAGATAATATTCTGTGATGATTTTCTTGGCTCGGCCCATCCCGGGTATCCCCAGCGTTACCTTGTAATTGATTTTGACCGCCTTTAGGATTTCGCTGTCTACCGGCCGTTGGTTTTTCATGCTCCATTCCAGCAGGGCGGCGATACAGCCCTTCAGGCTCTTACCTTTCCGCCTGACGGCTACGGCCATCTCCGGTTCCTCCGTGCACCTTAACTTGATGTACTGCAGCCAGTCCTCCATGATTTCATACGGCTTCAGTTCCTTTGCCTCGATGTCCAATTTCCCATACGCCGCCATGAGCGGGGTCACAAAGGCCGCCACACAGCCGTCTATAAAGTCTATGGCGTCCTCCCTGTCTATCCCGTTTTCCTCCGCGATGGCAAGGATGGCCTCGTTGTCTCCTTCCTTCCTCTGCGCCGCTGCTGCCCGGTTCATTTCATCCGCACTGTCAAATTCGCCAAATTTATCAAACATTCCGTTTCGCCTCCTCTATGTAGATTTCTCTTACCGTACTGGTGGAGATTCCCTCCTGTTTACCCGGCGGCGGCCGGCCTTTTCCTTCTCAGAGCCGCTGCCGTTGGGGCATGGTATCCCCATTTCCTTCCGCATTGACCGTATTTCCCGCTCCAGCTGCTTTTGTGTCATACGGTTTAGCTGGATGGCCTCGCCCCATGTCATGCTTGTTTCAAAGGCATTCCCCGCGCGCCCACGGAAAGCCAGGGTGACGATGTGTTCATACGGTTTAATGACTGGCATCTTTTCCAGGATGATTTTCTCATCACCCTTCCGGCGCTGCCTGTAGCAGTACAGCCTGTCCCCTTCTTTTATCCGGCGTTTAAATGCCTCAACTTCGAGCGGTTCAATGCCGCCTTTCACTTTGTCGTTCCCCGGCTTTCCCCCAGTATTTACTCGGTCTTTCCTGGAATCTTCCTGGTAAGTTTTCATGTTATCTTCCCTTTCTAAATTCTGACTGCATCCACAGTCTGTATTCATGGTATTCGTCCGTAAACAGATATAGGTGCCGGCCCAGCTCCTGAAGGATTTTCTCCCAAAGGTCCGCGTTCTTTACGGGCGTTCCTTTGGCATTCCTCCATTCGTTTTTCTGCCATTGTCTGGCCCAGCTGTTTTGCATTGCGTTGATAATGTGCTGGCATGTGGTATATATCCGCAGTTCGCACGGGCAGTTCAGACGTCCCAAGGCCTCTGCCAGTGCCGTGAGTGCAAGCTGGTTCTCTGTGGCCCGCTCCATGGCTCCCCGTCCCTCCCTGGTGGCCGGAACCCCGTTCCTGATGCATTCCAGGATGTAGATATACTCCCCGTTCTTCCTGGCCGGCCCATGAAATGAGGTTTCTATGTAAATGTTTACGTCCTGCATTTTCCCCTGCTCCTTTCCGGTTCCCAGTCGCTTGGCTTTGGATTGAGCTTTACCATCACATATCTCTGATAGGGGTATCCCGCCTTGTCAAATCCGTTATAAAGGCTGTCCGGCAGGATGTAATACCCCTCCCTGGGCTTCGGGTCCATCTCCCATCCCTTCTTTACCTTTACGGTTTTATACTTTGGCGGCGGCTCTATCAGATTCCGGGAGCAGGAATAGCGCTGCCTGACCGGGCAGTCCTCCTCGCGGAAGGTCTTTTCTGTCTCCTTGATTAAGTATTCGGCCAGCTGCTGGTATTCTCCGCTGTCGTAAAGGGATACAAACTTCGGGTTCCCTTTCCCCTTCCATATCTCCCTTACAAAGTCCGCCGTGGTTTTCTTTCCGTCGTTGATGTTGTTTAAAATGATATGGTGGTGTATCTGCTTCCTCTTATACTCTGTTACCAGGACATACTTCAGCGGATGGCCGCGCCTCTTGTACCGGTCCCGCATCCGGTCCAGGAAATTTGCAATGTACTCCTGCGCCGTCTCTTTATCGGGCTTGTCCCGATATGTGAGGGTCACATGCCAGTCGCCCGGCTTAAAGTTTGCATTAATCTTTCTGGCCAGCTTCCGGGCCGCCTGCCTCATGTTGGCCTCCTGTATTTCTTCCCGGCTTTTCTTTTCTCTTGGTGTACTTTTTCCTCCCCGGTATTCCCTCGGGATGCATTTGATTATCTCTATCGTGGCCCCCGCTTTGTACTCTATCAACTTATACCTGTGCATCTGCCCGCTCCCCGCTAAGTCTAATCCCTTTTATCAAGTCATATGGCGGATAAAATCCGCTTTATTTCTTGACTTTTCGGCCGCCCACAGGTATAATGTATACATTGGTTTTTGGTCTGTGGGCGACCGGCTCCTGAAGCTATTGCAGTGGCTTCAGGAGCATTTTTTATTGTCAATGTTCATCCGGTTCCGGCCCTGCTTCCTCATCGCCTTCCCCTTCCATGAGATGGTCATATTCCTGCTTCCAGGCCATTGCCCTCTCCATCTCACGTTCCAGGTCGATATGCTCTCCGCCGGTATCTCTGTACTCAGTAAGCCAGGCTTTAAGGTTGTCCCAATGTTCATCCAGCTCCTCCTGGTCGTCCTGGCCCTTGGCTTCCATTTTGTTTATGTGCTGGATGGATTCCCACTCGTATGCGGCATCCTCCAACAGTTCCATGTCAATCAGCCAGGCCAGGAAGCTCACGTCCCAGGACGCGGAGAAACCGCACCGGCTAAACCACTGGTTTATATACATCCGTTCGTCTGAACCATTCGTTCCTTCCCCGCCTATCAGGTCTGCAATGAAGTTTTCTATTAGTTTGCCGGCTGTCAGGCTCGCGCCTCCTGCCTTCTTGCAAAACCGTTCCATGTCCTCGTCGGACAGTTCAATTGTCAAAGTCCGTTTCTTCCTCATGTATTTTTCCTCCTTTTACCTGGCTGCTACATATACCATGATGGCCGCCGCGATTGTCGTCATTCCAGCCGACCACATCATCAGCAGCAGCATAATCCGTTTGTATCTCAACTTAAACCTCTTTCTGCCGGATACCATCACTATCCAGCACTTTCCTCTGGCATTGGTAAGGGCCACTGTGTCTTGTCCAACGTGGTCCATGCGCCATTCCGTTGTTCCAACCCAGCACTCAACTGGAATGGTTAACTCTATCATCTTCTTCATTTTGCTGTCTTCCTTTTGCACATGAGCCTTTCCTGCTCCTCAGCGCTTTCAAAGTGTCCGTCCGGATATTCCCGGCATACGCTTCCGTTCTGCTCGACCAGAAAATACAGGAGGTCTCCGGTCTCACTATCTATTACATATCTATCTGCCATAATATCCTTTCCCTTTCTGCCTTCCTCCAGGCTTGTCCATCAGGGCCGCCTTTAGGCGGTATGCTCCTTTTCTTTGTCAGAAAAATAAGCGGAATATATCTTTCCAACTCGGTCAAGGATTTTCTCCCTTTCTTCGGCAGTTTTCACGATGTTGTCATCATAGATTTCTACCGTTTCATTACCAATCTTGTACTCTGCTACTTTCATATCACCACCCCTCTCTGGTAGATTGTATGTAGTACTGGTTGTACTTGTTTCCTTCGTTTCATAGTCTTTACACGGATACCACCTTGTCCGCTCCAGACATCTGCTGTGTCTACATGTCTTACATGTTGTGTTAATATGAATCACCTCTTCGTTGCGTTTTCTCCCCCTCCGGTTTATACTGTACTTACAGGCCCCGCCAGGCCGAGTACGTCAGAAAGGAGAGAATGTCACATGTATCACATAATTATTAATTTTGCAGACCAATCTTATAGGGAATTCTATAGTATTAACAAAATTGAATACAGTACTCCTGACGGATATCAGACAGTATCCGAAAAGGAAATACTCTCTCACCGTTTCCCGCTTCGTGGTACTTATTTTTTCTATGGCAATGACATATTTGCCTCAGTAGATGCAAATCAAGCTAAGACACTGGAAATTACTACCG